GAAAAGATTCGTGGTTTTCGCGCCAATATTCTATTACTAGACGAGTATCTTCTATTACCTGAAGATATTATTAAAAATGTATTGATGCCATTCCTTGTCGCTCCTCAAAACATGAAAGAGCGTATGGAAATTAGAGAAATTGAAGATAAATTGATTAAAGATGGTCATATGACTGAAGCGGAAAGAATGGTCTTTCCAAATACCTCTAAGATGATCGCTTTATCTTCTGCGTCTTTTACTTTTGAGAACTTGTATAAAACTTATAAAGAGTGGAACGATAGAATTTATTCAAATGAAAAAGGCGATGCCACTTATTTCATAGCTCAAATGAGTTATGAAGCTTTGCCAACTCACATGATTGATAATACCGTCATTGAAGAAGCTCAAAATGGCGGCACTTCTCACAGTTCATTTTTGCGAGAATATTGCGCTCAATTTACTGATGGTAGCGACGGATATTTTAGTGCAAAAAAGATGCATGAATGCACTATTCCTGATGGAGAAGCTCCATATACATTAATCAAAGGAAAATCTAATACTAAATATATTCTAGGAATTGATCCAAGCTTTTCTAACAGTCCAAGTTCTGACTATTTCGCTATGTCTGTTTTTGAATTAGATGAAGAGCGTAAACAAGGAACTCTCGTTCATGGTTACGCTGTTGCTGGTGGTAATTTAAAAGCTCATATAACTTATCTTCATTATTTGATGACTAGTTTTAATATAGTCATGATATGTATTGATAATGCTGGTTATCAGTTTATTGATAGCGCAAGAGAAAGTGAATTATTCAAGAAGTCTAATATTAATTTAGGATTCTTTGAAGCTGATACATCTCTTGAAGGAAATGAATATATAAACATGACGCGCAAAGCCGCAAGAGAATATACTTTAGAAAAAGGACATATTTGTTTTAAACAAAATTTCACTACTGATTTCATTCGTAAAGCAAATAATTATTTACAAGCTTGTATTGATCATAAAAAAGTTTGGTTTGCATCTAGAACTTCTGCTAATAATGAAGCTTTTGATATACAAAGTTCTTGTCATGTTAATTTAGATAATGTCGGGCATGAATCTATTTTAGATTTCATTGAATTCCAAGATAATATTATATATCAGACGAAAAAGCAATGCGCGTTAATAGAAGTAAAATCTTCTGCTAAAGGATCTCAGTCCTTTGATCTACCTCAACATTTAAAAAGAGACATGTCTCCTAATAGAGCTAGAAAAGATAATTATACTACATTAATGTTAGCAAATTGGGCGACAAAGTTCTATTTTGAGTTAGAAGCTTCTTCAAAAGTAAAAGAAGTATCTACTTTTTCGCCAAGAATGATATAAAAAGGTGTAATTAATAAAAATGCCGCAAAGTCTTATAGGTTTAAAGCAGATTAAGTCTGGCGAGATTGGGAGTTATATTACTGGAGCTTTAGGTGTAGCAAGCACTGGCGCAACAGTTTATACTTCCAAGCCTTCTGTCTTTAACGATTCTCTTACAGTGAGTGGAGCGGCTGATCTAAAAGATACTTCTTACGCTAGAGAAAATTTTCAAATTGCTTCTGGATTATTAGTATCTGGAAATATCACTGGACTAGGAACTTTAAATATAACTGGAACATCCAGATTCGATGGAGATGTTTCTTTTGATAATCCAGTTATAATGGAAGATACATTCACTGTATCTGGTGCTGCTGGATTTTCTGGAACTTCTAGATTTGATGCTGCCGCTACATTTAATTCCACATCTACATTTAATGATCCAATAATTGTAACTGATACATTAAGTGTTGGGGTTGTTAATACCGTTTTTAGTGGAAATTTCCAATCTTTAGGTGACGTTCGCCTTGGAACAAGCGCAGGTGGAACTACAAATACATATTTAATTGGAAATAATATTTTTTCTGGAAATGCTAATTTCTCTGGAAGTAATTATTACGCAGGAACAAATTATTTTTCAGGAATAACAAACTTTAACAGCGGAGTATCATTTAATAGTGGTAATATAATATTTAGCGGAACTGGTCAAGCATTTGCTACAAAGACAACTTTTTCAGGAGATGTTTCTTTATTAGGAAATACAACTGGAGCGTCACTTCAAGTGACTTCTTCTTTAGGAATTTCAACCAGCGCATCATTAACCAACAATGGACAATCATTTTTCTATAATGATGTTTATATATCTGGAGTTAGCAATGATTTAATACTTAGAGCAAATTCTCTTCAATTATCAGATGCTGATGTAGCTCAACTGAGTGGCGTTTCAGATTACAATCAATCATATATTAATTTAAATAGCGGCTCATTTTTAGAAATAAAGAGCGGCTCAAAAGAAACTTTATATAAAGATTCTGATTTTACTATTAAGAGTGGCGCTAAATTTAACATTGAAACAGGATTTTTTACTCAAGCATTTGGAGCTATTCCAAGTACAGGCTCCGTTCCAAGCGGACAATTGTATATTCAACAAATAACTATATCAAGTGTAACATATAATGTTCTCGCTATAAGATAAAATGAAATCAAAACTTAAATCTCAAGAAACAGAGCCTTTGATGGTTTCAACAGCTTCTTCTAATACAAGCATGAGAAGAAACAAGGCTGGATCTATAGAAAGAACAGATAAGTTTAAGAATATTGATGATGGCTTGATGCCATTTAAATATACTCGTACTAATTTTGCTGATAGAAGTACAATTGATATTAAAGATGCCACCATCTTGTGTCAAAAAGCTTATTATAATTTTGCTCAATTTAGAAACGTCATCGATTTGATGACAGAATTTTCTGTCAGTAATTTGTATTTTCAAGGAGGTACAAAAAAGTCGCGAGATTTCTTCGAAGCATTATTTAAAAAGATTAATCTTTGGAGTTTTCAAGATAGATTTTTCAGAGAATATTATCGTTCTGGAAATGTATTCGTTTATCGTTTTGAGGGAGTTATTCAAGAAGAAGACACGAATAGACTGGTCCAATTATTGGGAAGAGGTCCACTAAATCTTTCTGGCGTAAAGATTCCAGTTCGTTATGTTATTATTAATCCTGTAGACATTCAATTTTCTAGCGGAACTTCATATTTAACTGGTCAATATTATAAAGTTCTTAGCGAATATGAGTTGAGCAGATTGAGAGTTATTACTACAGAAGAAGATCAACAAATTTTTGATAGTTTTGATGCTAATACTCAACGCCTTATCAAGACTTCTAAGATTGGTTCGCTAAGAATTTCTCTTAATCCAGAAAGATTTAAGTCTGTATTTTATAAAAAGCAAGATTACGAGCCTTTTGCCGTTCCAATGGGATATCCAGTTCTTGAAGATATTAACTTCAAAGCTGAGTTAAAGAAAATGGATATGGCTATTGCTCGCACAATGCAGCAAGCCATTTTGTTAGTCACGATGGGTGCTGAACCTGAAAAGGGCGGCATAAATCAAAAGAATCTTGAGTCGATGCAAAAGTTATTTGAAAATGAATCTGTTGGGCGCGTTCTTATTGCTGATTATACTACAAAAGCTGAATTCGTAGTTCCTAAGATCGCTGATTTGCTAGATCCTAAAAAATATGAAACAGTTAATAATGACATTAATCTTGGTCTTAATAATATCCTTGTCGGAGGAGAAAAGTTCTCTAATCAAGAAGCGAAGATTGACGTATTTTTGGCAAGATTAAATCAAGGTCGCCAAGCTTTCTTGAATGACTTTTTAATTCCAGAGATAAAGAGAATATCTAAAGCTCTTGGATTTAGAGGTTATCCAATTCCTTATTTCGAAGAAGTCAATTTGAAAGATAACACAACTCAAAATCGTGTTTATACAAGACTTTTGGAGCTTGGTGTTCTCACCCCAGAAGAAACCCTCAAAGCTATCGAAACTGGCGTTCTTCCAGATCTAGAAACTTCTCTAGAATCTCAAAGAATGACAAAAGATTTAAGAGACGAAGGACTTTACACTCCAATTATTGGTGGAGCTAAATCTGGTCCAGAAGCAGGAAGACCAGCAGGAACAACAAAAATTAAACAACAAATTAAAGCTCAAGAAGACAATTTTAGCTTTGTCAAAGTTAAAGATAATGTTATTAAATTTCAACAACTTCAAGGGTCAGTAGAAAACTTTTTAAAGAAAAAACATAATAAAAAGAAATTAAATGATAATCAAAAACAAGTTGCCGAAGAAATCTCTAAAATAATTATAGCGAACGAATCTGTAGAATCTTGGGAGCAAAACGTCGAAAAATACTGTAATAATCCTGTAGATTCAAATACAGATAGAATAAATGAAGTAAATGATATTGCTGTTAAGCATGGACTTGATCCATTTATGGCTTCAATTTTATTAAATAGTAAATCATAATTATTAAATTAGTGTAATATAATAAAAATAAATGAATTCAGAAGCATTTAACGATCCAATTGAGATAGAGTATAAGAAACAAGAGGTCAAGCCTATTGTTGAAGATGCTATTGTTTCTGGGGAAAATTTTGTATTGCCAAAATTAGAAAAGCTTGATGTAGAAATAGAAGCTAAAAGATCTGGGCCAAAAAGCGGCGCACAAACTCCAGCTAAACCTTCTGAAAAAAGAAAAGGTTCTTCTAAAAATAAGCCTGGATCTGCTGGAACAAGCGGAGACGCAATAACTTTTTCTACTAAAGTTATAGAGATGCTTAAAAATAAAGTTAAAGATCATAACTCTAAGCATTCTAGAAAAGTTAATTTAACTCAGTTAAAGAAAGTTTACCGTAGAGGTGCTGGAGCATTTAGTTCTTCTCATAGACCGGGAATGACTAGAGGCGGTTGGGCTGCTGCGAGGGTAAATATGTTTTTAAGAATGATGGCAGGTAAATCTGTCAAAGATTCTTATAGAAAAGCTGATTCTGATGTTGCTCGGAGTTCAACTTCTATTGATATATCAGACTCTTGGGAATTAGAAGATATAGATTTTGCTCAAGCTGAAGCTGATATCAAAGAATACGATTTGAATTACGACTTTGAAAATGTAGAAGAACTTTATTTAGACGAAGAAGATAACTCAAACAAATTCTGGTATGAACTATAATAATCCAATAGAATTAGATTTTTCTAATAAAATTTCTTTAGCCGCGAAAGAGAAAAAGACTTTAAACAAGCCTTTTAGAACTCCCGGTGGCCCAAAGAAGTTTTCTGTATATGTAAAAAATGAAAAGGGTAATATCGTCAAAGTAAATTTTGGTGATCCAAACATGGAGATTAAGCGAGATGATCCATCTAGAAGAAAGAGTTTTAGAGCAAGACATGGTTGCGACAAAAATCCCGGTCCTAAGTGGAAAGCTAAATATTGGTCATGCAGACAATGGAGAGCTGGTGCGCCAGTTGAAGGTTCGGTTGCTATGGAATCAGAAGCTAACAAAGGTCTTTGGTATAATATCCAAAAGAAAAAAGAAAAAATGGGCAAAAATTATAAACCCGCCCAACCTGGAGATAAAGATTATCCAGAAAAAAACGCTTTGAAAAAAGCTCAAGCCGAAGAAGGTGAATGGGATGGAATTACTTTCTGGGACCAAACTGAATTGCTCAAAATTTGGCCCGATTTATCTAAAGCTCAAGAATTGGAAGATTCTTCAGAAGAATTAGATGAATATAAAGGCGATTTTCTTGGAATGTCAATCGGCTCTTTAAGATCTATACAGGCTCATGTAAATACAATCTTAAATAATATAGAAGATCCTAATGTTAAAGAAAATTTAACCGAATCATTTTTACAAGGTAAAATTGCTATTACAGAAGATTATGTCTTGATGATTCATAATTACGTTATGTTTAATAAAGAAGACGAATATTCAAATGCTAATGATAATGGCGAAATGCAAGATGAAGAAGACGATTATGAAAATGGCGCAATGGTTAAGAACGTTAATCCTTCTTGTGATCATTACGGAAGCGAAGGAATCGTTCAATCAGTAGAAGATTTGCCTAATAAAATGGGCAAAGTAGTAAAATATAAAGTTACTAATGATGGCGCTAGTTATAAAGTAGGCGACGTATTAACTAAGACAAAAGATCAATTAAGAAAATATGATCCTAAAAAATTTAATCCTTCTACTCTTTCCCCAGAAGTTCTTAAAAAGCTTAAAAAAATTACTGAACAAATTAACCCAGAAGAAAAAGAGCATGGTGGAGGTAACGGATTTTCAGAAGACGAAAAAGAGTATCAAAAAAAATACGATCAAGTTCAATGGTAATTAAATTATAAAATAATATGAATGACTTTCCGTTTCAATCAATTTTTAGTTCCGAGATCAAGACTCTTCATTCCGAAGATTTTGATTTCAATCTAGCATTAGCAAGTTTAGAAAAGATCGGCGCGTTTGTTCCAGAAGTAGATTCTGCTTCAAACATCGATCTTCTACCAATCGCTTTTAATGCCTGTGTAGCAAATAGAGTTAATAGAAATAACGATGTTATTGATACAAAGACCGCAGTTGAAATTTATAAGAATTTTATTAACAAACCTATTAATATTGAACATAATAGAGAAAAGGTAATTGGTACTATTCTAAAAGCTGGATTTAGTGAGTTTGGTACAGATCGCCCATTATCAGAAGAAGAAGTTTCTGAGATGGATGGACCATTTAATATCACTCTTGGCGGCGTATTATGGAAAGTAGTTAATCCAAGAATTACTAAATTAGTAGAAAATTCTTCAGATCCTTCAAGCGAAGATTATCTATCTATTTCTACTTCTTGGGAATTAGGATTTTCAAACTATAACCTACTATTACTAGATAATAATGAGAAGAATATAGCTTCTGCTGAAGTTATTTCTGAACCAGATCAAATCGAAAAATATAAAGGTTATTTAAAAGCTTTCGGTGGTAGCGGAACAATAGATGGCGGTAAAAAAATATACCGCAAAATCATTGATAAAGTTGTTCCTCTTGGAGTTGGTATTACCGAAACTCCAGCCGCTGATGTCAAAGGAATTTTAACTATCAAGCCTGAACAGGACATGAAAGTTGAAGCTTCTGAGGCAGTAGAACAAAAAGATATTTCACAAAATAATAAAAATACTGTAGATAATAATAATAAAGTTATGAAGATTAATGCAATTTCTGACATTACTGATGAAAGCCTAAAGCAGGTTTCCGCATCAGTTATCTCTGATTTCATTTCTGAAGAAATTAAAAAGGCTTCAGATCAATTTGAAATTGAGAAGAATCAATCACAAGAAGCTATCAAAGCTTCTATCGAAAAAGCCGATTCTTTGACGAAGGAACTTGAGGCACTAAAGGCTGAGTACGAAAAAGTTAATCAAGTTTTAGCTGAGATTCAAAAAGAAAATGAAGCTAAAGCAAAGCAAGAACTCTTTAACCAAAGAATGGCTGGTTTCGATGGTGAGTTCGAACTTTCTTCTGAAGAGCGCGAAATTATCGCTGGTGATATTTCTGAAATGGGCGAAGACGCTTTCGCTGCTTACAAGAAGAAGATGGGCGTACTACTAAAGGGTAAGAAACCCGCTCCAGTAGCTCAAGAAGTATCGGAAAAGGGTAAGGTAATGGCTTCCGCCAACGCTTCTGAAGTTTCAGATGCAGTTGAAAATGCCATCGATAACGCTGTCGTTAACGACAACGCTATTCCCAACTCCAGTCAAGCTTCTGAAAGTCTTGTTGATAAATATAAGAAGGCTTTCAGCGTAGAAGGATTTGAAGTCCAACTATAAAACTAACAAATAAAATATAAGGAAAAAATAATATGGCTACACTAAGACCATTTAGACAAGTTAGCGAACACGATGTACTCGGATTGTTCGCATTCAAAACCGCAGACCTAACTACAGCTACTATCGCCACTAAAGGCGCAGTAGTCAAGATCCAATCAGGATGGAAAGCAACTGATGAGTTGACTTTAGATTCTGAAATCGGAGCTTCTTTCGGCAACGTTACTTCCCCAAGATTTAACGCTCCTGCCACAGTTGAACTTTGTGGACAAACTGATACCCCAATCGGCATTCTTCTTCAAGACGTTAAGAATCTTGACGAAAATGGTGAAGCCCTCAAGTTTAATCCTCGCAAGGCCGTTGAAATCGGCGCTGTAATTCCTGGACAAACCGTTCCTATCGCTACTAAGGGCATGTTCCTTTTGAGCGGTATCAATGGAACTCCTGCTGCTGGAGCCAAGATTCACACCTCTGGTGCTGGTGAACTTTCAATCGGAAGCGTAAGCGGAGCCAAGCAAGTTGGTATCTGTTTGGGTGCTGCTGATACAAACGGCTGCACACTAACTCTCCTAAACTTCAACTCATTCCTTGAGACCTCAGTCGCCTAATTAACAAGCTAACAATTAAATTTAAGGAATATATTATATGAAAATTAAACTAAAGAATACACCTGAGCAAGTTGAGCTAATCAAGGCTATGGGTTCTCGTAACGCTGTCGTTGCTAGAGAAGCTCAAGAGGCTTTCGCCGCTTTCCTCGGACCTGTCGTACAACAACTTCTATACAAGGCTGGTACTGCCAGCACTGTATATACCGATGCTGAGTATGATGAAGATGATGCTCCTTCATACCCACTCGACCTCTATTACAATGAGAATTCTGGATATATCACCGTCTATGCTCAAAACACAGCAGGTGGTCTTCCAACCTCAGAAGTAACTGGCGGTGGAGAAGTCAAGTTCCAAACTTACCGTTTGGATAGCGCCGTTAGCTTCATGAAGCGTTACGCTCGTCGTTCACGCTTGGATGTAGTTAGCAAGGCTGTAGAGCGTATGTCTAACGAAGTTCTCGTTAAGCAAGAGCGCAATGCTTGGGCCGTTCTCTTGAAGGCTCTCGCTACTGCTTCTACTACTCCAAAGGGTAGCTCTGCTCTAAAGCACGTTATCACAAGCGCCACAACCACATTCGGATTGGCTGACTTGAACGCTCTTATGACCCGCATGAAGAGAATTAACTCTGACTTTGATGGTGGTACTCCTGCCGCCCCATTCAGTAAGGGTGTAACTGATCTTTATCTTTCTCCTGAAGTCATGCAACGTGTTCGCGCTTTCTCCTTCACTCCATTGACCACTGGCGCTTCTGCTCCTCAATTGCCTGAAGGTGTTCGCGAAGAGATCTATCGCGCTGCTGGTGCTGGTTCAATCTTCGGAATCAACCTCACTGAGCTTCTTGAACTCGGTACAGGTAAGAAGTATAACACATTATTCGGCACATTCCTTGGCTCTGGAAACAACCTCGGAAATGTCGCTGGAAATGCTGACTTCGATGGCGCTGGTGATGAAATCATCATTGGTATCGACAACAGCAAGGGTGCATTCGTTCGCCCTGTCGCTCGTCAAGCCGAGAGCGGTGGTACATTCACTGCTATCCCAGACGATCAATTCAATAACAACAGAATTGATAAGACTGGTTTCTACGGATTCATTGAGGAAGGCCGTATGTGCTTGGATGCCCGTGCAATCGTTGGCATCTCACTAGTTAACGCCTAATAGTTAGTTCTTTCAACGTCGGGGAGGAGAAATCCTCCCCGATTTTTTTTGTTTATAAATATAATTATTCTATAATAAAATGTATGGCTAAGAAGAAAAAGTTAGAAGAACTATCTCAATCTCACGGTATGGAGCAAAAGTTTATTCCTTCTACATTAGAGCAAATTTGGGGAGACGAAGGTTTGACTAAATATGGAACGATGGACGAAGATGTTTATTCCAATAAGATTAATGAAATGAATAAAACTGATCTTTGGAGTCACGCTTCAAAATTAGGGCTAGTTCCTATTGATAATACTTCTTTATTGAAGAGAACTTTGCTTTCAGAATTTAGAAAGCATGTAAATGGATATAAGAGACCTCCAGAAACAAAAGCTGCTGAACAAAATATTTCAAGAGAAGTTTTAAAGATTCTCGCTGAAGGCAGATAAAAAAATAACAAAACAAAATTGAAAGGCTGTCAGAAATGATGGCCTTTTTTTATATATATAGTGTAATTTAATTTATGCCGCAGAGTTTAATAGGTCTTAAACAGATAAAATCTGGAGAAATCGGAAGTTACGTTACAGGATTTTTAGGTGTTGGCGCAACTGGCACAAATTCTGTATCTATATATAAAGATCTATTTGTTACTGGCAAAGCAAATTTCAGCGGCGATGTTAATTTTAATAATGATGTTACTTTTGTTCAAGAAGCTCTCTTTTATTCTGGCGCAAAATTCTCTGGAGATATTACTGGATATAAAAACTTAATTGTAAGCGGAAACTCTTTAGTCTCAGGAATATCAACTTTTAAAACTGGATACTTTCAAAATAATTTAACTGTATCTGGAACTTTTACTTCAGATGGCGCGGCAGTATTTAATGATCCAACGACTTTCTCTGATACTTCTACTTTTAACAGCGCAGTAGTTGTTAATAATACTTTTAGCGTAGGAGTTAGTACGTCAACTTTTAGTGGCAATGCTAATTTATTAGGAAATAACGTTTTTGGTGTTAGCGCGGGAGGGTCTACTACAAATTATTTCGTAGGTGACAATAGATTGTCAGGAAACTCAAGTTTTACCGGAAATATTTATTCCGCTGGAGTAAATTATTTTAGTGGAAATAATAATTTTAATAGTGGCGTTAATTTTAATTCTGGCGCGGTAATTTTTTCTGGATCTAAACAAGATTTCTTAACTCCTACTAATCTTTCTGGATATACAAAAATAAACAGAACTGGCGAAGCTGAAAATCTAATTGTAAATCAAACTTTAAATCTCGGCGCATCAAGTTTATTTAATTTCAGCGGCAGTGGTATATTTTCTAATAATTTATACGTTTCTGGATCTAATAATCTTTCGGTTTTAAATGGAGCTTATCAATCATTTAGCGCGTCTTCTCATAATGATTTTAATAGTGGCTCTTATGAAATATTTAATAATAATTCTTATTTAAGAATAAGAACTGGCGCATATGTTGATCTTGAAGGAAATTTATACGCTAAATCCACTTCGAAGACTTATTACAATTCAGGCTCAAATGTTTATTACAATTCTGGATCAGCAGGTAGTGGCATATTTTATTTAAAGAGCGGAAGCTCAATTGGAATCGGAACAACAATACCTTCTCAAGCTATTGATGTTCAGGGATATAATATAAATGTTAATGGTACTGGATATTTTAATGCTGTTAGAATAAGTGGATATGAACCAATTACTGAATATACATTTAATGCTAAATCATATTCTTTAAGCGCTGGAGATACTTATAAAACAATAACTTATAATACTACAAGCGGAACTCCTATAATAAATCCAAACGTTAGAGCAACAGGAACTGCCGCGCAGATTATAGATTCAGATTTATATGCAGCTATAATTTCTGGAGTTCCTACAACAACAAATGCAACTATAATGTTTTCCGCGCCAATATCAACAAGTGATAGATATTTACTTGATGTAATTATCGCGTCTCCAACCTTTTAACGTGTAATATAATAAAATGGCACAGGCATTTAGGACTCAAAATTTACGTCTCTTAGGCAATCTTTTTGACAAGAATAATTCTCTTGGCGCGAAAGGATATTATTTACATTCAACAGGAGATGGAACCGCTTGGCAAGCCGATCAAAATGAGGAGAGCGGAATATTAACTGGAGGCGTACTAAGTATTGGATCTGGAAATACGATAAGTGTAACCGCTGGTACTGGACAAATTTATTCAAGATCAGTTATAAGTTCAGAAGTAGTTACTACTTTAACAAATGTATCTTGGAATGCGTTTACTAATGTTTCATTAACTTATTTAGCTACAAAGCAATTCACTTATTTATATATAAATCAACTTGGTACATTAGTTCAGTCAGATACTGTATTTTCCGATCAAGTATTTAAAGATTATATAGTTATAGGCATTGTAGTTCATTTAAATAGTTCTACCGTTAACGCTGTAATTAATTCTCAAAATGCTGGCTATGGAGACTCACATAGATTATATGAATTATATAATTCATTTGGTCCAATAAAAAGAACTGGATTAACTTTATCTTCTAATGGCGCAAATCTCAAAATAAATCGTGCTTCAGGAACTGCTTTATTAATTGGATGTAATTATACTACAGATCAATTTGAGCCAGATATAGCTACAATAAATTCATACACAGATGTTAAATTTGCAAGGGTACGCGCAAATGGAACTGGAGGATTTACTTTTGATAGCAATTCGGGATCTCTTTATACAGCAATAGATCCTAATAATTATGATAATGGAACTGGTACATTGGCCTCTGTAACTGCTGGATATTGGACAATTCAAAGATTTTATTTATTTCCAAATATTACTGATAGATTGGTCAATTATTATGGCGTTGCTACTTATGCAACTTTAGGAGACGCTTTAACAGCTTTACCAAATGAAAATTTTAATGAATCTCCATTTACAGCTAGAGATACTGTTTTTCTTGGATATGTAATTGTAAAGCAAGGAGTCACTGATTTAAGTAGTTCCAGTAACGCTAAGTTTATACAAGGAGGTCTTTCAAGAAGTTTAAGTTCTTCTTCGGCTTCTGGAGGTGGGTCAACTGTTGCAGCTTTAGATGATTTATCAGATGTTCAAATTACTACTGCATTAGGAGGACAATTTTTAATTTACGATTCAACAACTTCTCTTTGGAAAAATCGTTCATTTATTCTTGATGCAAATAATAATGAGCTAATTAAATTTCCATCGTCTGTTGCTAGTGCTGTAAATGAAATAACAATAAGTAATGCGGCGACAACTGGTTCTCCCTCTATTTCAGCAACTGGGGACGATACAAATATTGGTTTAAATTTAATATCTAAAGGAACTGGGCTTGTACAAATAAATGGTAAAGCTATTTCTTTAGCAAATAGTTTTACTACTTCTGGAAATTTTGCTTTAACTTTTATAACTACAGGTACAACCAGTTTAACGCTTCCAGCTACAACTACAGGAACTTTAGCTACGCTTACTGATATTCCTACAGTATATAATAATACTTTAACTTTAGCTGGAAGTGGCGGTATTTCACTTAGCGCAAATCCTACTTTTACAGCAAATGCTTCTACTAATAAAGAAATCATAATTTCAATAGCAGATGCCGCATTAACTCTTGCTAAATTAGCAGATATTGCTACTTTAAGAATTTTAGGAAGAACATCTGCTTCAACTGGTCCTGTACAAGAATTAGATGGATCAGGAGTTGTTACTGTCATAGGATTAAATGCTGTAACTAGAACTGAAAATATTGAAGGAGGAAATCCTGGACAAATTCCATATCAATCAGCCGCAAACACAACATTATTTAGTGCGGCTGGAACTGCAAATCAAGTTTTACTTTCTGGTGGAACTGGTGCGCCAACTTGGGCAAATCAATCTTCATTAAGCGTAGGAAGCGCGACAACTGCTGGTTCACTTGCAAATGCATTAACTATTAGTTCTCCGTTAACTGGAACTAGTTATAATGGATCTTCCGCTGTTTCAATTGGCTTACAAAACGCTTCTGATGTTCAAGCTGGTGGCGTTTCTATTGGCGCTCAAACTTTTGCTGGAAATAAAACTTTTAAAGATAATGTAATTGTATCTGGTAACTTAACTGTAAACGGAAGTACAGTCACAATTAATTCTAGCACATTGTCTGTTGATGATAAAAATATTGAATTAGGCGCGGTAATAGCAATTGCATCTTTATCTTCTACTATTGATATAAGTGCTACTAGTAATATAGTTGATGTAGCTAGTACATCTGGATTAATAGTTGGCCAAGCATTAACTAAAATTTCTGGAACAGGAGCTTTTGGAGCAAGTCCAATTATCGACAGTATAATTAGTGCGACTCAATTTACAGTAACCCCTGTTCACGCTACAACAGGATCTATTGTTTTTAGCGTTGGTGGCGCAACAGATATTACTGCTGATGGCGGCGGAATAACTCTAAAAGGAGCTACAAATAAAACTTTTAATTGGATAAATGCAACTTCATCTTGGACAAGTTCTGAAAATTTAGATCTTGCTACTGGTAAAACTTATAAAATAAATAACGTCGGAGTTTTAAGTTCAACTACATTAGGAAGTTCAGTTGTTAATTCAAGTTTAACAAGTGTTGGAACTTTAGTTAATTTAACAGTTACAAATGCTATAAATGGAAGTGTGACTGGATCTGCTGCAAGTTTATCTACATCACATACTTTTTGGGGACAAACTTTTAATGGAACGCAAGATGTCAGTGGAAATTTAACATCTGTTGGAAATATAACTGGTTCAAGTGGTATAACAATAACTGCTGGAGGATCTAATCAGAGCATTACTTTAACTCCAAGCGGAACTGGATATACATTATTAAATGGCAGCGTCGGAATTGGAAACAGCACTCCAAATAATAAATTAACAATTCAAGCTGGAGATAATAAAGATACTGGTCCAATTATTAATCTTGGCGGCAATGCTATAAATCAATTTGAATCAGGAAGAATAAGATTTACTGAAGTTGTAACTGGCGCGTCTCCATTTTATCAAGGCGCGTATTTACATTATGATGGATCTAATAATCTTTTTCATATTGGAGTACATGATAATTCCGATTCTTTAATCGCTAGTGATACTAATGCTATTTCTATAGTAAGATCAAGTGCAAATGTTGGTATTGGCACAACAAATCCTTCTCATTCCTTAACAGTTTCAAGGCTTGCACAAGCATCTGCATATCAAATAAATATAAATACAGATGGAGGTATTAGTGATGGAAATTATACAGGTATTAGATTTTCTCAAGGAGCCGCTGGTTCAACTGAATTGGGTAATATTAGATTATTATATTTTACAACAGGATCAACAGCGCTTTCATTTGGGGTAAGAAACGCTACTCAAGCTTTATATATTGGTACTGATGGAAATGTTGGTATAGGAAATACATCTCCAAATAATAAATTACATATTGCTGGATCTGCAAGTATTGGAAGTAACTATAATATTGCGGCTCCAACAAATGGCTTGATTATTGAAGGAAATGTTGGAATTGGAGTGAGTTCTTTAAATGCTGGCGCAAAATTACATGTAGTTGGTAATGCAGATATTGGAGATTCTACAGATGATACAGGAATAATAATAAGGCATGGTTCAGGTGCGGCGCAATATGGTAGAATTAGATTTTATAGTACATCAACTAATATAAGTACTATTCATAGTTTTCCAACTCTTTGGAATAATGGAACATTTTTAACTACATCTTCTGGAGCGATAAATTTACAAGGAGGCAACGGTATAACTTTTGGCAGTTGGAATAATATTGACGCTGCATTTGCTCAAGGAGGAAATAATTACTTTAAAGGAAATGTTGGTATTGGAAATAATATTCCATTAGCAAGGTTGCACGTTAATTCAACTGTATCAGGCGCAACTTTAATTCGCGCCGATGGAACTAATGGTACATTATTTAGCGTTACCGATGATTTGAGCGACAGTTTGATGAGCGTAAATAATAGCGCTGGTCTTCCAGTGCTTGAAGTATTTGCGGATGATAGAGTCGTAATGGGACAATATGGACAAAATGATCTTATTGTCAGAAATAATAAAGTTGGCGTAGGAACAGTTAATCCTATAAATAAATTAAGCGTAATTGGAGCGGCAAGTATTGGAGATTCAACTTATAATGTATCAGCACCAACTAATGGATTAATAGTTCAAGGTAATGTTGGAATTGGAAATACCGCTCCTGTTTATAAATTAGATGTTGCTGGATCTGCATATGCTTATAATTATTTTTCATTATTAACGGCGGCATCATTTGGTCCAAGTGATAATAGCGCAACAATCCAAGTATTTGGATCGACTGGTTCAGGTGGTTTAACAAATACTATAAAATTTGTAATAGGTGGTAATGAAAAGTGGAGAATAACTAATGCTGGTATTTTACAGTCAAGCGGCGCACAGACTATTCAAACTGATGGGGGAGTTTTAACTTTAGCTACTGCTATTAATGGTCATATAGTTTTGTCTCCTCATGGAACTGGTAATGTTGGTATAGGTACAAATAGTCCTAGCAATAAGTTGCATGTTAATGGCGGAATAGTATTTGGATATGGATCTGACTCTGCTTTCTATACAGGAACAGAATTCGATTCATCAAAATATTTAATTCTTCAAAATAATACTAATGAATATGGTAGAGTTGGATTGTTCATAAATGCGAAAACATTTAGTGC